AGGTCGATTTCGTCAAGAAGCAAGACGGCACCTCGTTGGAGGGCTTCCACAACGGGACCATTATGCCAGACTGTGGCACCGTCAACAAGGCGGAAGCCACCAATGAGATCATCTTCATCAGTTTCAATAGTAATGTTTACACGGATGAGTTCACGTCCAAGTTGGGCACATGCTTGCTCCACGCAGAACGTTTTACCATTACCCGAAAGACCCGTAATGAACGTAGGATAGAAGAGACGGGACTGAATAATTTTCTTAATATCACCAAAGTTACCAAACTTGACGAAGGTATCATCTTTCTGCGGAATAAGATTTTGTTCTACAGCAGGGATAGCTGCGGGAGCATTGTAAGACACTTCCAACTCTTCCACAGTTTGTTTTGTTACTTCAAGATTCCATTTACCGCGACCAACTTTACAATCGGTAAGTTTATTGGTAACGGTCTGATAGTTTGCTCCGTTCATCGCACACCAAGCACGAATGTCTCCAGCAGTTACTGACTCTCCATAGAGAGACTGAAGAGAGGTGCGGATGTAATCAAAGGACAGTGCCATTAGTCGTTTGTTTGAACTGAAGTCATTATAGACGAAAATAGGGGGTCTCGGACCCCCCAGTGGTCAGTCTGTTGACTGTCCATACTTAAATTTCATTGCCTGTAAAAACCAAGCATCAGTTAATGACTTTGGTCCATGAAGAAGAATCTGAACTTGTTTTTCTTTAAGAGAGGGGTCTGAAAGTGCTCTCTTTTTCCACTCTGGCGTTGTCATACTACAAGAGAAATAAACTCACCAAGAACTTTCTTATTTAGTTTCTTAGTCTTAAGAGACTTAGCAAATGCAGACTTGATTTGGGCTTTGGTTGCATCTTCTTTTACGTCAAACTCAGTGTCTTGAGAGAGTGCGGATGAAGAGAGTCCAAAGTATGCGTGGTATCCAGAGTTTTTAATAGTGAAACTACGCATCTTTTTCCAATCGTTTTGAAGTTTAATCAGATCACTACTATAAGCATCATAATACAATTTCATAAAATCATTTATTCCACGTCCTTCAAGAACACGAATTCCAATAAAGTTTACAGTCGGGAATTTGTCACGCAAATTGCGAAGCAATAGATCAGTAAATCCATGCCAACCATAAGGAACTTTATAGGTGGTCCCAAGTTTACGATCACGAATAAAAGTTCTGCCGCCAGGAAGATGACGAGATCCCATATACGGTTCAGACTCCCAACGACGCTGTACTTCCACATGATAGGTAAGATGATTTGCTTCACCATCAGTTAGAACAATAGTTTGCACTTTTTGCAATTTATTTTCTTTTTGGAATTGAGGAAGAATTTTGTGAAGACAAATCAATGCTTCATTCAAAGGGGTGCCTGAGAGACTCAAACGAGTAGGAACAGAGTAAGGACTATGATAGTAATCACCGAATGATTTTGCAATACGCCAAATATTAATCATTTGATGCTCCAGTTGCTTACCATTTGTCTTACTACTGAAGAGATTCATCATGGAGAAATGATCATCGATAGCAAGAACATTTTCTTTCTTTTCATAGCATGGAGTCAGATCAACTGGTTTGATAACGCTGTTAGTTTCATAATCAAGTTCAGGTCGTTTCCACTCACTGGTAAATGCATAAACCTCAAAGGGGATGGCAACTTTCTTACAGAACCAAACCAGATTGTAAAGTTGCTTGATTGTGTCAAGCATCACACGGCTCATAGATCCACTCCAATCAAGAATAAAAATCAAACCATGATTCTTACCATCAGGAATCACAGAAACCTTTTTGAACAGATCTTCGTTATACTTGTAGGTGTGCAGTTTAGCACAATCCAGAACACCCGTGCGAGCAGTGGTAGTGCGGGCATAAGAATCTGCTGCCTTACGGCACTCAAACTCTTTGACCAGATAGTTTACTTCTTTCTGAGCATTACGTTTGAACTTAATAAACTCTTCATCAACAACTTTGAAGATTGGATACTCAGTGGTTTTAAGTTGATGATTGAACCACTTATCAATCTCAGTATGAACATCATTATTGTCCGCAATCACACGATTCAGATCAACTTGAGGAATCTCAACATATACGTTTTCATATCCATCAGTATCAACAAGATCTTGAATATTCTGTTCAAGTGCATCAGCAGTTTGAACTTCAGGTTCGCCAGTAACTTCAGGAACACCAGAAGAAGATTGTGGGGTAGATTCCTGCTGCTCAGAGTCACCAGAACCCTCACCAGGGGTCTCTTGCTGCTCCTCTACCAGTTCATTGGCAGGTTGATTAGATTCTCCACCCATTTCAGGAGGGGGAGCAATATCATCTACTTTTTCTTCTTTCTTTTTCTTGCAGAACTTATACAGTTCTTCAGCAGCAATAAGAACGTCAGCGAAAGTTTCTGAGCACTGAATGAGATTAATAATCTCTTGCTCATCTTCAGCAAATTTAATGTCTACAAAATTACCGATCTTAAAGTATAGATTTGCACGATCAGCAAGATTAAAATCAGCAACAGACTCGTTAGCAATAGAGAAGAAGTCTTGGTCATTTAGCTCCTTATATCCATTAAAGAATGTTTTAGCAAGTCCCATATACTTGCGCTTCATCAGTTTCTCGATGCGAGCATCCTCAACCACATTCACGAATTGAGGAGGGACAGAAACCTTCTCCAACCAGTTCTCATCAGGAGTGAAGAGAGCATGACCCACCTCATGACCCACCAGAAGGTCATAGATTGTGTTACTTGCCTTCTCCCACATAGGAAGAGTCAATACACGAGTGTGGACATTGAAGCAGGCAGTTTGCACTTGCTTATGCTCCACAATCAGGTCCTCCGTGGCAAGCAGTTTAGCAAGTTGAGATTTGATTTCGTGTCGGACTGCCATGATGGGTTCTTTCGTATGTGGCCATAATACTAAACCCCAGGTCTCCCTGGGGCTCCTCAGTGACAGCTCTCCATGTGTCCTTTAGCGACTAACTTAAGATTCTCCTACAAATGCGCTTACATGTTACCTGATCATCATCACATTCAATAAGACAATTATAATAGTCATTTAGTAAATCAGCTTCGTTCATTGTTTTATCCAATGTATCTTCAAGCCTCATTACACTTTGCTTCCATCCTGCCAATTGATTGTGAGAAATTAAATTGTGCATAATGCCCTCCATTATACGTTTCGGGGACATAACAACATAACAAATAGATTTGGTTACATGGTTTTCCCCTTATGTTCAATTCTACACTATGTAGTCTAATTATGATAACTTCATGTATTTTTTGTTACACTTAACTTCTTTTTAAAGAAACGCAATGATTCTTTACGTTGACGTAGTGCTTGAGGTTTGAGTTTTCGTTTTTGTTCCTTCTTGGAGTGATGCTGCCAGTTTGGGGTGTTCATTGTCCTTTGGTGGATCAAGCCACCATACGTGAAAAACCTTTGACTTTTTCAAATCGTATTACACTTTCAAATCTGTCCTCAAGACCAGTCTTGTGGGAGATCACAAAAATGTTGGCATCCTTCACAACATATTTGATGATCTTCAAAAACTCCTCTGTTCCAAATCCATCAAGAGAAGAATCAAACACCTCGTCCATGATCAACAGGTTGGTGTTGACTGAGTTCTTCATCCTTGCAACTTCACGCCAAGTGAAGAGTAGAGCAAGGTCGATTCTCATCTTCTCTCCCTCGCTGAAAGAAGCATAGGAAAAATCTTCATGGATAGGGGACTGGACGGTTTCGTTAAATTCCTCATCAAGTGTGAAGTTGATGTAGAAATCCATCATCTGAAGATAACGGTTAACTTGCTGATTTATCAGCGGTAGATACTTCTTAATGATTTTGGATTTAACTCCACCGTCTTTAAGTAGACTATACGAAAAATCGTAATAGTTGATCGTGTCCTTACGTTGTGCGAGCTCGTCGTATGTAGTTTTTAAATTGTCTTTGAAGGATTCTAACTTCTCATGTTCAATATTTCTATTTGCAAGTTGGTCGGTAATTCTTTGAATTTCCGATTCCAGATCCCTGATCTGTCGTTGACATCCAGAGATCTTAGTATTGTTTTTAGAAATGCCATGCGTTAAGGAAGTGACCTCCTTTGTTAACTCCGTAAATTGACGCTCTCGCTCTTCTTCCTCTTTAATTGCCTCCTCCAGTTCTTTGTAACCAGATTGCAACTCCTTTGCTTTATCTTGAGCGTCCTTAATTCTATTTATTCTGAACTCCTCTTCAATGGACTGTGTGCAAGTGGGGCATACCGTATTCTCAGTGAAGAATTTATGTTCTTTTGTGATGGTAGATACTTTCTGAGAGATCTTTCCCTTTAGGTTTCCCAACTTGCGAAGTTTCTCTGTAGCTCCAGTATGCTTCTCTTGCTTTTCTACTAATACATCAACATCGTCCTGAATCTTTTCATTGTCCTCAAGGTAAATACCAACTTCCAGATTTAAATTGGTAATCTTTTCTTTATTGGCATTTATATTGGCATTTCCACGATTCTCAAGTTCTTCAATAAAGTTTTTCTGCATGTCAACTTTATCCCTGAGAGTTTCTTTCTTTAACTCAAGAACTTTGATTTCTTCTTTTAACTGACGAATCTTTTCCTTAATAACAACATTCATGGAAGAGAAGATTTTAATATCTAACAAATCTTCAATCACTTCACGACGATTTGCTGTCGTAAGTTGCATGAATGGAACGAAAGTACTGCTGCCCAGAATCACAATCTGAGTGAAAGACTTATAGTTCATCTTTAGAACATTTTGTTCCAACCACTTCTGTTGATCAAGTGCTGCAGATGATTGGTCCATCAGGGATCCATTTCTCCAGATCTCAAACAAATTGGGTTTGATTCCCCGAACAATTTTCCAGTCAGTATTATTAACAGAAAATTCAACTTCTACTTTACAATCCTTCTCATTGGTAGAATTGCTAAGTTGAGGTTTATTGATTTTACGAAATGGTTTACCAAACAGAGAAAAAGTCAAGGCATCAAGCACTGTTGATTTTCCAGCACCATTCGTACCAACAATCAAATTTGTATGGTTTTTAGTGAAGTCAACTTCAGTATATTGATTGCCAGTGGAGAGAAAATTTTTCCAACGAATGGTCTCAAATAAAATCATGTTCTTTGGGTGGAATTACAACGTCATCTTTGGTGATAATAGTATACCTGTAATCATGAATCTCACAGGTCTTGATCATAATCTCATCTTCAACTTCGATGATGTGCATTTCAGGAGCCCCATCATCCTCTAACATCATAGCATATCGAGTGGCATCATCCTCATCTTCAAAGAGATAAAGTATCTGTTCACCGTCATCATCGGTTACAGAATATGCACCTTCGGTTTCTTTACCATAGATGGTTAAGATGTACATTAGACCAACTCACAAGCTTCCTGGTATATTTCTTGCATAATCTTTTGAACCATAGACCTGTCAAGACTGATGTCTGCTTCTTCAATATACCTATTTAATATGGAAAGAGTATCTTCGGATTCAAGTGGATTGAAATCTTCATCCCCATACCAACCACCAAAATCAAAGTTTTCAACTACTTTAAGTTCTGCAATTCCAGCAGAATAAAGTTTGTCAATAAATTTTTCAAACTTCTTAATGTCAGTCTTTTTACGAACAATAACTTTTACAATTTTGTTCTCATAATTTCGAGCATCAAAAGTTTGGTGATCAGTGTCCTCATAGTAAATATTGTAGTACATCCTATGAGGATTATTTACTGGAGTGTGCTCTAAAGTCTTTGTATCAAAAATATGAAACCCGCGAGTATCTTCTACATCTGTCCAATAAATTTCATATGGATTTCCTAAGTAGTGGACCTTTCCGTTAGTCGATCGAGTGTGATAGTGTCCTGAGTAGACATTGGAGAACTTCTCAAATAATTGGCTCTCCATACCATGTTCCATGACGATTTGTCGATTAACTCTAAATCCTTGGAGTTCAAGGTGCCCCATCGCAACTTTGCAATTAGTCTTTTCAATAAGTTTGAGAGTTTTTGATTCATTTTCTTGATTAATCCATGGAATAAAAAGGACATTCATTTCACCAACCTTAACTTCAGTTGGTTCTGAGTACACAGTTACATTGTCATACTCACGAAGAAGAAGATCTACAGCATTAATATCGTTTGTGTTTTTATAATATGCTGTGTGATTTCCTACAATAGTATGCACATGGACACCCATGTCTTTTAATCTATCGTAGTAATTGTTTTTTGCCCAAGACAAAGCAGAAAAATCAATACCTTTCCTGCTGTCAAAGGTATCACCCATATCAATAACTGCAGAGATACCTTCTTTCTCTAAGGTTGGAAAGAAGGTATCATTATAAAACTTTAGGAAGTAATCGTGGAACAACTTGGAGTTCTTACGAGCACCAAAATGTTGATCAGTGATGATTGCAATCTTCATTAACTGCGGAGCTTAGAATGCACGTTGTCTTTAATTTGATTGTAATCGGAGTAGTTCGATCCGTCAAGGGTGTTGTTATCATCAAACACCTCACTGTAACCAGATCTTTCAATAATCTTATTCTTGATCTCTAACTGACGCTTCTCTCTTTGAATACGACGAAGGAATGCGTAGTGAATAATTTGAGTGAAGTATGCAAAAGGATTTGTTGACTTACTTGGATCAAAATTGTGAATGTACTGAACACAATTTTCAATACCATCAGAAATCATATCCTCCTTGAACATGTAGTTCACGAAGTTTGGCTTGAAGGACAAGTGATTAGCAATCTTCAGGAAACACTCACCAATGTAGCGAGGAATGGGAGGTTTGGTGTCCCAATGCTGAGATCTATCTTGCTTCGTAGGTTCTCTACCATACTTTTGAATGAAAGTTCTTTCAACTTCACTACGGTAATTAATCAGAGCTGAGAGCAACTCCTTATTATTAACGTAATGCTCTGACCTCTTTCTTCTGGTCATACCCGAAGTTATCATTAATTTATCTCATAATATGTATGAATTATATCATCTAAACGTTTACTTGACAAGTTCCGGAAATCAAGTAGAATAACTCTGTCAGGGTTGATAAGAAATATATTAGCTACTCTTAAAGATCTTCTCTAAGATCTCTTTGGTATCCTTTACATTACCAAGATACCCCATTCTACGATTGATCTTGGAGTTGTTATCCAGTCCATTATTTTGTGACTGACGAACATAACTCTGATACATCATGATCATTTCAATATCAGATGACTCAGACATCGTAAGAACGTTATCCAAGTTAATTATAAACATGTCTTCTGTAGTGGTCTTTAACCAGGGTTCCATTCTATAACCCATAATACCACCTTTACCTTTAATCTCAGAAACAATTATTGGATTGGAGATCAAAAGCATTGTTCTATCATCTTCATCAGAAGCAGCTATCTTGGCAAAGATTTCTTCTCCTGTTTTTAATTTTACTGTTGCGTAAAAATCGTCTTCTATCATACCTTTAATTGGATAGTGATTATCTCATAGTTAAAATTTTCCTCATTATATGTTTTGATTCTTTCTATGAAATGATTAAGTGTGTAGTTTCTTTTGGACTTGGATGTACAATCATCGGAGATGTCATACAGAGTTGCTTTTACTTTGTCTTTTCCTTTTCTAAGAACTCGTCCAATACTTTGAAGATTGCGGACTCTTGATTTACTTGGAGAGGCAAAGATAACATTATGGAGATTTTTAATATTGATACCTGTAGAAAAAGTTCCATAAGAGGCAACAATAATTGCGTTGTTTTCTCTTTCCGTAATTTCTCTTACTTGCTCTCTCTCCTCAGCATCTACACCACCATGTACAAAGAATACCTTACGGTTATCTCGCTTGTTATTATTTATTTGATCATAAAGTACCTGTCCATGAGCTTCGACTCTTGCAAAAAGAACAAGAGTGTTACCTTTAAGATCCAAAGTTAAATTACGAATGAATCTATTACGTTGTTCGTGACTGATTAAATATTGTATCTCATCTTCATAAGTTTCAAACTTTTGAGGAGGATGTTTAAGAACAAGACACTGAATGTCAAGTTGAGAAAGATGTCCCTGTCTCATCAATTCATCAGTTCTTGTTACTTTATATGATGGGCCAAACAATCCTTCAAGAACCCATTTGTGAGTTTGAGTTCCATCTAAAGTTCCAGTAAAACCAAAACGATACTTTGCATGATGAAGTTTAGTCATAATCTGAATCAAAGATTTAGACTTGAATAAATGTGCTTCATCACCTATAATTACACCATAATCTTCAAAGAAAGATCGCTCAAGTTTGTAGACTGATTGCCATGTAGTAATCGTCACTGGAGAACTATTACTCTTTTCTCTACCAGAATAGATTCTGTGGCAATATGAATCAGCATCCCAACCATAATCAAGAAAATCCTTGTACATCTGTTCTACAAGGGATGTCGTTGGAACAACTAAAAGGATTTTTTGCCCTCTGTCAACATAATATCTTACAAGAGAGTAAATCATCAAAGATTTGCCAGAAGCAGTGGGCGATATCAATAGTTTTCTATTATGCTTTAGGGCACCATATACTCCCTCAATTTGATACTTCCTGGGAGTATGGGCACAAATGGAATTCATGTAATCCTTAACACCCTCATATGATATTAATTCATTCTCCTCATATGGAGTGCCATAGAATTTATTGTCTTCAAACTTGTAAGTATAACCATATTGCTCACAAAAATTGACAATCTTATCTAACAGACCAACATAGATCTGTTTAGAACGCATGTCATACAAATGAATCTCCCCATTCCAATTCCTTCCACGGTACTGGGGCATAAACTTTGCATTGGGAACCTCAAACTTAAAGTGATCTCTAAGTTC